GGGGAATCTCACCCCCCGTCCGGTTCCGGAAGAATCGGAAACCGACACCCTGACCAATCATTCTTGATCATAGAGTGGATGTTAGTGAAAGCCAGACGAAAGCCGGCGGATGGGTGGTGACAGGGTTGGTAGGTCGTAAATCCCGGCCACCCTGGTACCCGGTATAAGTTGGGCGGAAGCTGACTGAAGCTCCGTGCTCTTTTCTGTGCGTTCTTGGTGCACGGTCCACAGGTGACGCCTATACCGGTGTGAATAATAGGCCGACTCGAGCGGAGTCGTTAAACTGAGAACCTCCATACGGATGGCAACTTGGCTTGCGTACGGGGACGCCGCTAAAGTCACAGTGGGTTAAGTCCGGCGGGTTGACAACCCCAGCAAGGCGAGGGGGTCCTATTGTTGGACTCTGCCAGTTCCCGGTGGAGGTAGGCATGGGGTGGCCCAGCTCCGCGGCGCGCTACAGCCGGGGTAGCCCAAAATCCGAAAGGTGAGGGCGGGCCACATGTCCGAAATTTAGTCAAGCATGGGGTTGCTTTGGCTGTTCTCCGTGTTCCAGGTGGCTGGGGGCCTTTTGTCCCCAGCCTCCCACGCTTGTGCGTTCAAGGGGCAATTTTACCTGACAAACTGCTGCGCCCAGTCTGACGTCTACATGTGCCTCGAAGGGGGTTGCATTGTGGCGTTAGGGTGCACCATTTGTACCGACACCTGTTGGCCTTTGTATCGGGCCGGAGTGGCGGTGCGACCCGGGTATCCGCCCGGGGCCATAGTGGGCTCCTTGGGGTGGGCCTACCCTCCCATGGCAACTGCGGCGTATGTCGCTGGAGTCACTGGGTTTGGGGAAGTCTACTCCTTGGCGCTCATGATTGGTGCATTTGCCACCCGACAACACCAACCAGTGCCCGATCTACGCTGCGATGTTGACTGCAATGCAACATGGCACTCGGACTTGTGGTACCTGTCGCAGGAGGTTGCGGCGGAAGCTTGGTATGTACAGTACCTGTGGAAGCTGCCCTTCGATTTCTGGCGGGGAATGCTGGGCCTGACACCGCTTCTCGGATTTCTGGCTGTGCTCTTGGGGCTGGAGCAGCGGTTCGTGATGCTATTCCTGCTCGTCACTATGGGTGGGATGGCGTCGGGAGCCCCTGTTTCAACCCTAGGAGTGCGGCCAGTTGACCATGGCCCCCCCTGGGACCAGTGCAACTGCGTAGCTGGGGGTAAGGTCGTGCGTCTATGGGAGCGCGGTAATGATACCATGCATTGCCAATGCCCGAATGGTGACTGGTACTGGGTTCCATCCAACTGCGGGCGAGTTGGGTGGTACGTGGATGACAAGTTGGTGATGTGGTCCCACGGCGAGCATCAGTGGCCGTTGACCTGCCCGCACCGGGTGTCAGGTCCGGTATCTGTTGTTTGCCAGTGGGGGTCTCGATCCTGGTACGCTCGCACCATGGTCGAAGGCCCGCTGAACCTACTGTCATTGGTGCCAGAGGGGTCCGCGCTCTGTCAGGTACGTGTCCATTCTCTTTTAGCCGATGCTCAACAGGACATCAATGAGCATTGGGGTAGAGTGTGTGCCACCTGCCTGATAGACCGTCGTCCCTTTTCTTGTGGAACTTGTGTACGTGATTGCTGGCCGGATACTGGTAGGATGGCGTTGTCCTTTGCCCGTTGTGGCACAGGACCTCGCTTGACTGGTACTCTGGAGGCATTTGCGTTCGCAAACCGGTCCACGGGATACACCTTCCACGGCCCAGTTGGGGATCAAGGAGCTGGCAACCCCACCCGTACTCCCCTGGAACCAGGGAAGTATGCCGTCACTGTCATCGATGAGTCATTGCACCTCGTTAAGTGCCCTGTGGATTTACCCAGACCTTCGGGGACCTACGGGTTCTTCCCTGGTGAGCCGCCAGTTAACGCTTGCGTCACCAGGGGTTCCGAAGTGTCTGAGGTGCTGGGGGGTGCTGGTTTGACAGGGGGCTTCTACGAGCCGGTGTTCCGGCCCTGTACGGGCTTTCTGTCCGAGCCGTATCGAGTGTGCCCGGGCTACGCTTGGGTGAGTGGAGCGGGACCAGATGGATTCATAACTGTCAGGGGGGATGAGCAGGCGGTGACACCCCGGTGGTGGGTACCGCCTCCGCGATGGCTCCTCCTTGACTTTGTGTTTGTCCTTCTGTTCCTAATGAAGCTCGCCGAAGCGAAGTTAGTCCCATTGATTCTCCTGGCGGTTTGGTGGTGGATGAACCAGATTACGGCAGAAGCTGCTTTACATCATGGCTTCTTCGCCGCGCCAATTGCTGCTTGGTGCCTCAGGTCTGAATGGATTGTTATGGTGCTAGGGACGTTGAACCTGGCCATCTACATGAGGTGGCTGGGCCCAACGCGCCTGATGGCTCTGGCATGCTGGAAACTGGCTAAGGGCGCTTTCCCATTGGTGCTCCTGTTGGTCGCAGGGGCTACTCGTGGGAGGACGTCTGTGCTGGGACTACAGTTTTGCTTTGACTTTACCGTAGACTGGCAGCCCTCCCTTCTTGGGTGGGCTGCTGCGTTGGTGGTGAGTTGGGCTATTTTTGTCACAAGCACCATGAGTGTGGGAGGCTGGAAGCATAAAGCTCGCCTCTACGGCGGTTGGTGTAGGGTGTACCAGCTGATCAGGTACTATGTGGCGGCCAGTCCTGGCGGAACCAGGTCTGAAAGTCGTGTACTGCTTGGTTGCTGGTTGGGAGCGCAGTTCTTGTTTCCGGAAGAGTGTGGCCTGGTAGTGCTGGTCGTGATGTGTTTCTGTGGTCTGTTAGACGGAACAGATTGGGCCATAGAGATACTTCTCACCAGTAGACCCCAGTTCGGCCGGATGGCGAGACTGCTAAACTCCCTAATTGAATCCGGTGACAGAGTGTCTTCAACCCGATTGGCTGAAGCCTTGGCCAGGCGTGGAATCTTCCTGTATGATCATATGGGGCAGGTTACACGTAGGGCTAGGGATCAGTTACTCGAGTGGGAGGCTTTCCTGGAGCCGGTCAGTTTCACCAACCGTGACGCCGAGATCATCAGGGACGCCGCGCGAGTTCTGACCTGTGGTGCTAGCGTCGCTGGGAAACCAGTGGTGGCGCGCCGCGGTGATGAAGTCCTCATCGGCACTCTGCTGTCGCTCGGTGAATTGCCCCCAGGATTCGTCCCCACCGCACCAGTTGTCATCCGACGGTGTGGGAAGAGTTTCTTGGGAGTCGTCAAAGCCAGCTTGACGGGAAGAGACATGGATCAACATCCTGGCAATGTGATGGTACTGGGCACCGCCACCAATCGATCGATGGGAACGTGCTTGGGGGGTTTGATGTACACAGCCTTTCACGGGGCTGGTGCTCGGACCCTTTCTAGTCCTTCGGGCCCGTTGAACCCTAGGTGGTGGTCTCCCAGTGATGATGTGACGGTGTATCCGCTTCCTGATGCTGCCGTTTCCTTGGAGCCGTGTACTTGTAACCCATGTTCCGCGTGGGTCATCAGGAACGACGGTTCTTTGTGTCATGGTACGCTCGCTGCGGATATGAAGGTCGAGCTGGATGTAGCCATGGAGGTTGGAGACTTCCGTGGCTCCTCAGGGTCCCCAATCCTCTGTGATGAGGGGCACGCGATCGGCATGCTGATTAGTGTCCTTCATCTGGGGGGGCGGGTGACCGCTGCCCGGTACACCAAGCCCTGGAATCAGGTTCCCTCGGACGCCAAAACAACGACTGAACCGCCGAAAGTTCCAACTCGAGGTGAGTTCCGAGAGGCTCCATTGTTCATGCCAACTGGCACGGGCAAAACTACCAAGATTCCTTACGAGTATACCAAGTTGGGGCATAAGGTTCTAGTCCTTAACCCCTCCGTGGCAACAGTGAAGAGTCTTGGTGGTTATATGGAGAAGCTTACTGGAAAACATCCCAGTGTGTACTGCGGACATGACACGACTGCATACACTCGGACTACAGATTCCCCGTTGACATATGCCACTTATGGTAGGTTTCTGGCCAATCCCCGATCAATGTTGAGAGGGGTATCGGTAGTCATCTGCGATGAGTGCCATAGCCATGACCCCACAGTCTTGCTGGGCATCGGTCGTGTGCGGGAGTTGGCCAAGGAAGCAGGGGCGAATTTAGTATTGTACGCCACTGCAACACCACCAGGTGCTCCTATGGTCAGTCACCCGTCCATTATCGAGGCCAAGCTGGACGTGGGCGAGATCCCCTTTTACGGCCACGGCCTCCCGCTTGAGCGCTACAGGACTGGCAGACACCTCATATTTTGCCATTCAAAGGCAGAGTGTGATCGGCTGGCTGGCAACTTGGCTGCTCGCGGTGTGAAGGCGGTGTCGTACTACAGGGGAAAGGACGTGTCCATCATCACCGAGGGAGACCTGGTGGTTGTGGCCACGGACGCCTTGTCTACGGGCTATTCTGGAAACTTTGACACTGTTACTGACTGTGGATTGGTGGTTGAGGAAGTGGTCGAGGTGACCCTGGATCCCACCATTACAATATCACTGAGGACTGTACCAGCCAGCGCTGAGCTCCGGATGCAACGCAGAGGCCGAACTGGTCGGGGTAGGACGGGACGGTACTATCATGCTGGGGTGGGGTCCGCCCCATCCGGCGTGGTACGTACCGGACCGGTCTGGTCCGCCATTGAGGCCGCTGTTACTTGGTACGGGTTGGAGCCTGATCTGGCTGCGTCTTTGCTAAGACTATACGACGACTGCCCCTACACCGCAGCCGTCGCAGCTGACATTGGTGAAGCCTCTGTGTTTTTCGCAGGTCTCACTCCCCTGCGAATGCATCCTGATGTTAGCTGGGCAAAAACAAGAGGAACAAACTGGCCCTTACTTGTGGGGGTTCAGCGGACAATGTGTCGGGAAGTCCTGGCTCCCGGCCCATCCGACGACCCAGAATGGGCAGGCCTCAAGGGTCCAAATCCCACTCCACTACTGCTGAGGTGGGGTGGGCATGCTCCAGAGAGGATTAGCGGACACCACATAGTGGATGACCTGGTGCGTCGGTTAGGTGTGGCTGAGGGATTTCAACGCTGTGATGCGGGGCCAATTCTCCTAGTGGGCTTAGCGGTCGCTGGGGGGATGATCTATGCACACTATACCGGCTCATTGGTCGTGGTGACCGACTGGGAAGTCAAGGGGGGCGGTCACCCCCTCCACAACAAACAACCCATCATCAGTACGACAGTCCAGGGTACTCGGCATCCTGGCTCTGAAACGGCTCCAAATGATGCAAAGGTCAACATAGAAGCGGTCGAGATGATCCAAGATCAGGTGGACTGGAGCCTCATGAACATGTCCATTGCAGAGATCATGGCTCTTGCTAAACTGAAGGGGTGTGCAGCTTATGAGGCCACATCCAGGTGGGTCGCCGGCACATACACCGGGGGCAAAGCAGCTGCTCCTAGTGTCTGGTCATCCTTGATGGCGGGCGGGTGGGCCGCCATAGTGGGCCACTGCCAGTCCGTCATTGCTGCTGCCGTAGCTGCCTACGGTGCGGTGCGTAATCCACCATTAGCAGCGGGCGCCTGTTTCCTCATGGGGACAGGCGTCTGCGGTAACATCCATGTCAAGTTGGCAAGCAGCTTGCTACTTGGAGCTGTTGGTACTGCTTTGGGGACTCCCCTGGTTGGTCTGACCATGGCAGGGTCGTTCCTGGGCGGCGCCACAGTAGCACCATCACTGACCACTATCCTTCTAGGGGCAGTTGGAGGCTGGGAAGGAGTTGTGAGTGCGGCTTCGGCTACTTTCGACTTCATGAACGGTAGGTTGGCCCTTGAGGATTTGTGGTATCTCATCCCAGTACTGACCAGTCCCGGGGCAGGGTTAGCTGGAGTCGCCCTGGGGTTGGTGCTGCATGCTGGCAACAGCAGCGGCAACACTAACTGGATCAATAGGCTGTTGACGGCTTTGCCCAGATCGTCAGTCATACCAGATGGGTTTTTCCATGAGGCTGACTATGTGGAGAAAGTGTCGCTTCTCCTGCGCCGCATGTCCCTGACACGCTTCATCGTTGGTCTCGTCGAGCGCAAGACTGAAGTCTCCGAGACAACGGTGGGGTACGTCTGGGACCTCTGGGAGTGGTTGATGCGACTGCTACGTCGGCTGAAGGACCGCCTGAAAGCGTATTGCCCCCAACTGGCTCTGCCCTTGTGGCACTGCGGTGAGGGGTGGTGCGGTGAATGGCTTACCGACGGTCACGTAGAGGCTCGTTGTCTGTGTGGCTGTGTGGTCACGGGCGACGTCGTCAACAATCTTCTGACAGACATACATTACTCCACTAAAACTTGCCGCCATTACTGGATGGGCACGATTCCGGTCAATATGTTAGGATATGGTGACGCCATTCCCCTGGTTGACCCAGGGAAAGCCAAGACCGTCCCGGTGGGAACATCGGGGTGGCTCGAGGTGATGGTGACGCCAAACTCCGTCATTTTGCGCCGGGCATCGTCATACAAGTTAATCAGAGGGCAAGTTATGGCCGCTGCAACCAGTGAGGCCTATTATGTGGACGGCACTCCTTGTTCGTGGGATTCAGACGCCAGAGCCCCAGCTCTGGTGTACGGCCCGGGACAGAGCGTGGAGATAGACGGTGAAAGGCACACTCTCCCATACACCATGCGCATCAACAGATGGGTGGAATCGGAGGACAGTTATCGGGTAACTCCGCTGGCGGATGAACCCGATCTGACTCCGAAACCCGCTCAATCGGAGGTGAGCTTGGAGGGGGAGCTGCCGCCTGCCGCCGCAGCCCTCTACGCCCTGGAACAGGCCGCTAAGGTTCTGGAACCCCATGTCAACTTGTTGTGCCCAGCAGTGATGGATGATTGCAGCACTCCATCACTTTGTGGCTCATCTCGAATGATGCCCTGTTACGACTCCTTGCCGGCCACCCCGGAACCCGGGGTGATCGGTCATGACAAGTTGGGACAGTTGGTGATCATTCCGCAGGATTCATCATCAATGGATGAGCCAGAACTTTCATCTGAGTGTCCACCAGACCTGCGAGAAGGTTCCATGGAGGAGCTTAGCGAGGAACCGCCACCGGATCTTCGCGAAGAACCTGAACAGGAGCTGAGTAGCAGTTCAATTTGTCCTTGCACTGATGAGTCATCTCTGGAAAGTTGGGTGGATCTGCCCCTGCAGAGTCCGCCAAATGAGCCAGTAGTGGAGGCAACAGTGACCAAGGCCATTGTGCACCGTGAAGATGAGAGTGCTATGCATGCAGTTCTGACAGCTTTGAGATCCATTCTCCCATCTAAGGAAGCCACCCGGAAGCTAGCTGTGCGCATGGAATGCTGTTGCGAGAGGTACATCACTCGATACTTTTCGCTCAGCCTCACCGTCGCAGATGTAGCAAATTTGTGTGATATAGATGTGGAGAATCACAAGGCCTATTGTGACTCGGTGTCAGTCGCCTTCACCCTGAGGGTGGCTGACTTGGTTGGCAATGTTCTTCATTTTGAATGTGACAAGACTGAGGGACGCAAGGAGACGGCCTGTTCTTACTCCTATGTGTGGTACGGGGCCCCATTAGGGGGGAGGCCCACAAAGCCTCCTGTGACTAGGCCCGTTGGCTCGCTGTTAGCAGCGGACGCTAGCGCTACCTATGTTACATCTCCCGACCACGTCGGACGGAGGATAGATAAGGTCACCTTCTGGCGGAAACCCAGGGTGTGTGATTCATTCCTTGTGACTGAAATCGAGCGCGCGCGGCAACGTGCGTGCAAAGTGGATTCACATGGGTATGATTACGAGGAAGCAATCAAGACTGTAAGACCACATGCTGCCATGGGCTGGGGATCTAATGTTAGTGTAAGCAAACTTGCCACTCCGGAAGGCAAGAATGCTGTATATGAGAGACTCAATGACATAGTGGCACAAAAGGAAATACCATTTACCCTGACTATGAAAAAGGAAGTGTTCTTCAAGGACCGTGCGGAGCCCAAGGCCCCGAGGCTGATTTGCTTCCCGCCCCTAGACTTCAGAGTGTGTGAAAAACTCATTCTCGGAGACCCGGGGCGGGTGGCGAAAGCAGTTTTGGGACCGGCCTACGCATTTCAGTATACTCCCAATCAGCGCGTGAAAACCCTGGTTGAGATGTGGAAAAGAAAGAGAACTCCCTGTAGTATTACGGTCGATGCTACCTGCTTCGATAGTAGTATCACAGAGGAGGATGTGGAACTGGAGACAGAATTGTACGCTTTGGCCAGCAACAAACCTGAGCTGGTAAAGGCTTTGGGAAAGTACTACGCGGCCGGACCCATGGTTAACCCGGAAGGGATTCCCGTGGGGGAGCGCCGCTGCAGATCTTCTGGTGTGTTGACCACCGCTGCTAGCAACTCCATTTCCTGTTTTATCAAGGTGAGCGCTGCATGCGCTCGCATTGGTTTACGGGACGTGGAGATGCTGGTGGCGGGGGACGACTGCATCATAATCTGCGAGAGACCTATCTCAGACCCTTGCGTGGAGCTAGAAATGGCTCTACGCTCTTATGGCTACAACACTGAACCCAAATTTCATGTCAGTCTGGACACAGCCAATTTTTGCTCCACCTGGTTGGCGGAGTGCAATGCGGATGGTTCCAGACACTATTTCTTGACCACTGATATGCGCAAGGCCTTAGCCCGCATGTCCAGTGAATACTCTGACCCCATAGCCTCGGCCTTGGGGTATACCCTTTTGTACCCTTGGCATCCTATCATACGCTGGGTTGTACTACCTCATCTCCTTAACGTCGCCTTTCGAGGTGGCGGTAAGCCTGACGATCCAGTATGGTGTCAAGTACATGGTAATTACTACAAGTTCCCGCTGTCGCTCCTACCGCGGATCATCGTATCACTACATGGTCCAGCTGCTCTGAGAGTGACAGCGGATACAACCAAGACAAAGATGGAAGCCGGTCAGACCCTTGCTGCTTTCAAGCTCCCAGGCCTTGCCACCCATCGCCGGAAAGCTGGTGCGCTGCGTACTCGTATGCTGCGTGCTGGTGGCGGTTGGGCTGAGCTGGCTAGGGGCCTGTTGTGGCATCCCGGTCTACGGCTAAAACCACCAAACTACAACAGCTTGCCTGGAGGTTTCCCTCTGGGCGAGCCGTATTATGGTGTCTACTTTGAACTGGAAGAACCTGGCTTGCGCCGGCGTTGGCACTGGTTGTGGGGTTTAATACCCTTCTTGATCGTCGCCATCTTCGGTTGAGCTATTACTTCTGTGAGGCAAGGAGACATTCCAGGAATGTCTGGGGCTTTCCGACCCCCCCTCCCCAGGACGGTTCCCCGCTGAGTAAAAAGGGCTCGGCCATGGGACCGGCGCGAAAGCGCAAACGGTGGCGCGTTAAACGCTCGCTGGCCGCGTGAAAGCCAATGGTGGTGAATTCCACCCTGGCGGTATGCCCGTTGGTGACGTAATCACCCGCTCGCCACGTAATGGCGCCTGGCCGGATGGCCACCCGCGCGTCTATGCGCCCTCCTCGGATGAGGCCTCCCCGGATGGGGCACCGTGCACGG